GTCATCGGCCATTGATCCCCACGCCCAAGACTCCGACAAAAAGGACATTGGCTTCTTGTCATACTCCAACGCCTTCTTTGCTACCAGTAAGCACGCATCCCACTCTTGGTTTACGTAGTACAGGTTTGCTAGCGCTAGTATGGATTCTCTGCACGGGTACTCTTCAGTACCACGTATGAGCCACTCTTCAGCATTCTTAGGTTCGCACTTAGATAAGATGCGACAAGCTGCACTGCGCTCTTCTGGAAAGATACTTAACTCTAAGTACTTCTTCAGATTCTCTGCAGATTCCTTGTACTGGTTATGGTAAGACTGTTCTCTACCAAGGTAGTACAAGTTTCTAGCATCTGGATTCTCACGCACTGCATTCTCTAGTAGCGTTAGATACTGCGCCCTAGACTTTGTTTTATCCTGCAGGTGGTGCGTTTCAAAACCTTCAATGCGCCCTTTAACTTCAGGCTCTTCCTTATACCATTCTGGTACTTCGTGGATTGGGTACTTCCACCTGATGCCTTGTCTGCGGTGTACCTTAAATCCATCAAACTCTGAAGCAACGCTTCCGTCTGGATTGAATGCTTCGATTCTTCTATACGAAGGTCTATCTATACCTGCAGCAAGGGGTGCCTCTAGCGCCTGCTTCCAACCGGGAGTCAGTACCTCATCAACATCTAGTGCGATGCAGTAGTCAAAGTCTGGCGGTAGTAATGCTAGCGACGCATTCCTTGCGTCATCAAACCTAAAGGGTACGACAGATATTTCATAAACAACGATACCAAGACTTCTAGCAATCTCGACTGTTCTATCTGTTGATCCGGTATCTGCGAGGAGGTGGTAGTCAGCTTCTTTGGTGGAGTTGTACCAACGCTCAACGTGCTTTTCCTCATTCTTACTTATCGTATAAACGGCTACTTTCATATTGACAGTATACCAAACTTATGCTATGTCGCCCACAATCAAGAACGTATCGCTAGCTGTGCAGATTACAGTCGCTGCAGATTTGTTTGTCCTCAACTTGGGCGCTGTAGTTGTAGCACCTGTTGACAAGATAGTTACACCTGAACCCTGGGCAAAGGTCACTTGACCTGCTCCATACTGGGCTACGTGTACCTGATCGTTTGCGCTAAAGACTGATGGTGGCACTGTGATAGTGATAGCAGAAGCGTTGTTAGCAGTAACCAACTTATCCTTGTCACCAATAGCAAGTGTGTAGGTTGTACCAGTCTGAGTATTAAATCCTGTTAGGTTAGTTCCTGTGGCTCCGGTGGGACCAGTTGGTCCAGTCGCGCCAGTAGGTCCGGTAGGTCCAGTTGGGCCAGTATCTCCCGTTGCTCCTGTACTTCCTGTAGCACCCGTAGGTCCAGTATCTCCTGTCGCACCTGTGGCTCCTGTGGCTCCTGTAGGCCCTGTGGGACCTGTATCTCCTGTTGGACCTGTAGGTCCAGGCACCGTGCTATCAGCGCCTGTAGGCCCCGTAGGACCCGTTAAACCAGTGGCTCCGGTTGGACCTGTGGGACCTGTTTCGCCCGTCGCCCCCGTCGGACCCGTTGGCCCTGTTGCTCCAGTTTCACCTGTCGCTCCCGTAGGGCCTGTTGGTCCAGTTGCTCCAGTACTGCCAGTAGGACCCGTAGGTCCTGTCGGTCCTGTATCTCCCGTAGCGCCCGTAGCGCCTGTGCTTCCAGTGGCTCCAGTTGCGCCCGTCGGTCCAGTTGCACCAGTAGCACCTGTGCTTCCTGTTGCACCTGTAGGACCAGTCGCTCCAGTCGGACCAGTATCGCCAGTAGGCCCAGTAGGGCCAGTGGCACCAGTATTACCAGTAGATCCTGTAGCACCTGTTGCTCCTGTCGCTCCTGTTGCTCCTGTCGCACCGATTGGGCCAGTTGGTCCTGCAGGTCCTGTTGGACCTGTTGCACCTTGACCGCCTTGCGGTCCTTGGTCAGCTGAGAAAGTTACGGATACTTGAGGAGTGATTGATTCTACGACAATAATTGTTGGCATTAGACGGTCACCCCTGGTGTCACTGTGAATTGTCCTTCAAGGATGCGAGTTACTGTTGCACCCGATGTCAGTACTAGGTCGTAGACATAGCGACCTGGAGTAATGTTTGTAATAGTAGATGGAAAGTTAACAGTGACTCGTCCTACTAGAACATCGAATGTCATATAGCCATTAGCAAGAGTGGCTGTCAGAGTTGTAGTAGTTGACCCTGTGAATGGACGCACGGTCATTGTTCCTGTATAGCCTGTTAAATCCCAAGGAGTTGAGTCGTTCTTGATTTGGAACTGAAAGTTAAATGTGGTTGCTTGCTCAAGAGTTAGATTAAAGGTCGCACTCATCAGGCACCTTCATCAATACTTTGGAGTGCTGCGTTTGCAGTAAGGCCAGTAGTACCAGCGATGTAATTACATACGCCAGTGTAGTCAAGCCAAGTTTCTTTATCAGAGAGGCCAGCAATTTCATTAAGTACTCCTACTGTATCTGTCACTGTAAGCGTCACAGATCGTGCTGCAGCCCAAGCACGGGCTGCGGCTGCTTCGTCAAGATAGCTTTCAATAGAGGGATAGGTGCCACCATTGGCGAGTCTGTTGAGTTCTGCTACCAGAGTTGTACCTGGATTACCTGTTGGCACCTTCTACCTCACTTCTTCTTTACTGGCTTCTTCTTCGCCATACCAGCTTCGCTCAATGCAATAGCGACAGCCTGCTTCTTGCTCTTCACGACTGGGCCTTTCTTGGATCCAGAGCGAAGAGTGCCAGCCTTGAACTCTGACATTACCTTCTTGACTTTTGCTGGCTTCTTTTTCATTACTTCTTACCGCCGACACCAGTAGAGATTGACTCGTATGTCATATACTTACGGTTGTTTTCGTACTGCTTGTCTTCTGCAGGATAGCATTCTGCTTCTTCAACGTTCTTGACAATAACTACTTTTTTGTCCATTTCTTACTCCTTGTATGTTAGGTTGATTCCGTCAAAGGCCTTGCCGCCTTCATTACTGATTCTTACTGCTGCATCAATATCAGGCTGTCTCGTTGAACGAGGTTCAATGCCTTGTCGAACTGCGTCGTAATACGCACCCAACTCTTTATCGTGCTGTTTTGCGGTAGGTATACCGCGAGTACTAGCAGCACCTGCACTCATCTGTAATCCGATAATCTTGCATCCGAAGCAACCTTCTACTTCTTCTGGATGTACTTCTAAATGCTTAGCCATTAGGCCACCGGTGTTAGATATTCGCTGTAGCCTGCATCTATCAGGATTTGTGCTTCAGCATCTGATAGCGTGTAGGCGTGACCACCAAGGTAATAGGTGTCAGCATCTGCTAAGTCATTTTGGTAAGGAGTTCTAGTAGCAGTAACAGTTGTGCCGTTTACTATTAGTGTTACTCCACGTGGGACATCTGTAAGGAAAGATGGAACTGCTCCAGTATAAGAACCACCAGCAAGTGGTCGTCCTGCCAAGCGTGCATACATATTGAAGTATGTGCTATCGCACCAGGTTTCATTCTCCCAAGGAGTTACCAGGGTATACGGCATTCATCTTCCTTTCTTAAGTGATGGAGGCAGGTTTGACCCTGCCCCCACCGTTGCACTTAGTTGATTGAAGCTGCTGTTTCGATACGATACAGTGCTGCTTCACGGAGGCGTGCAAAGCCACCCATATAGTACCAACCGATGGTACGGAAGCGACGAAGTGCGTCAATCTCTGGACCGATAACGGTTGAGATGTCCTGTCCTTGTGCTTCAGCAAGTGCTTCACGACCAGCGATAACAGCCTTGTAGACGTTAACTGATCCTGAGTTCGCAGCGAATGGCACACGTGGTGTCTCTACTACGAATGCACCTTCGATTACGCCGACTGCACCAGCCACGAATGGTGTGCGGTCTACGTACTGGGTAAGTGCCTGGAAGCCGCCTGTGCCTGATTCAGCACGGAGGTCAGCTGCCTGACGTGGGTGGAGGTATGCAGCGTACAAGTCATTGATACGTGGCACAGCCTTGTTTGTGCGAAGCTGTGTTACAGCCTCACGGATATCAGCAACAGCCATTGTCATTGAAGATGTGATGGTGTTGGTTGTGGTTGCAGTTCCTGCGTAGATGACGTTTGAGCCACCTGTAAGAACTCCAGCAACTACAGCGTCAATAGAGTCTGCTGAGTTGTAAGCGATGATGTCAGCAAGTGCTGAGTCTACATCGTTGAAAGAAGTCAAGTTGAGCTTCTTTGTTGTTGTAACTGCTGAGCCGTATTCGTTCAGTGTTACTGTAACCTGGTTTGGGTTACCTAGTGCAATGCTTGATACATCTGATGTTTCTGTCAATGTAGATGTTGCCTGAGCAAGATCTGAATAGATTGAGAATACAACTGATGAACCTGGCATTGCCTGTTGTACTGGCTTGACATCTGCAATCGCACGCATTACCGGGATGCTACGAAGAGCCATACGAACATATTGGTCGTATGCGGTTTTGACGAGGTTGCTAATGTCCGATGTACCTGTTAAGGAACCGGATGGAATTGCCATTAGGCTTTACCTTTCGTTGTTGGGTTTGGTTAAAGTCCAGACTGACGAATGATTTCGTCCAGCTCTTCTTTGCTATTTGCATTCATAAGACGAGACATCACGTCTGCGCCTCGTTCTGGTGACAGTCCTGCATCAGCAGTACCAGTCATCTTCTTGTATGCAGCAATATCAGCTGGGTCTACATTCGTAGTTTGGTTTTGGCCAAGGTCAATACCGAATACATCGGCATAGTCCTCAAGCCACTTAGACACAGACTCCTCAGTTGGGTCAATGTCCTGGGGGATAAACGAAGCTATCTTCTGATTTACCCCGCGACGTTCGAGGGCATCCTTGATGGATCTCTCGCGCTGAGCCTTGCTTAGTCCATCGAACTTCTCGCGGAGTTCCGCAAGTTCTTTGTCCTTCTGCTTGGCTGCTTTGCGTAGTTGTTTAACAAGGTCGTTTCCTGAGTCATTCGTATCGAAATCGTCATCATCCTCGTAGTCGTAATTGGACATAGTGGTCCTTCTCCCTATTCGTTAGTTGAATTGCGTAGGCCTCATACCAAACTGGGGAATCTGATATGGCTCCTACTACTGGATTTGATATCACTCCAACGGTCCAGTCGTCCCGTTGGCAGGTCTATTTATATTTGGCCTTGGCCCATTGCTCGTTCTCTGCCGAGTGCACCTTGCGCGGCTCCTGCTCCTCCAGAAAATGATGCTTGTTCCATCTTGGTTATTTTCTCACGCAACTTCTTTGCTTCTGCAGCTCCTGCAAGTCCGTAAACTTCCTCTTCAACTTCAGCCTGTCCGTATGGACCAGTCTTGTAGATATCAGCAAGCATTGAACCGCGTGGTGCAAGGTTAAGAACTGCCTGTGCGCCTTGACGTGCTGCTTCTGCAGTTACACCTTCACGCTGTAAGAACTCTGCACGGTTTACATCTGCACTAAGTCCTGCGCGTAGGTATTCTCCACCAATCTTGGCTGCACCAATCTTGGCCTGAATCTTAGTAAGAGCCTTATCAGGATCGAGTACATAGGCAAGCAAATCACCACGTTCAATCTCTGGGTAGAACTGCTTGATAGCATCTACGTATGCCTTTGGTCCCTTGTCCATAAAGTCGCTAGCTTGTTGTATACGGCTCTCTAGTTCGGATGCAGAGACATTACCAGCGATGAGGTTAGTAAACCCTGGCTGTACTCCAGCCTCTCCTCTTTCGTAGTAAGAAGAAGGAAGACCGTAGTTACGCATAATGTTCTGATACTGGTCTTCTAGTGCAATGTACTCATCTTCATCAAGAGCGCGATATCCTTTAGCAACGCGTGCTGCATTCCCAGCAAAGCGCTTCTTATATGCATCTGTTTCACGTAGTTTAATAGTAAATTCTGAAGGAGATATTCCAGTAACAATAAGACCCTTGAGAGGTTCTACTAGACTTTCTAGGCCATACTGCTTGAACTGTGAATAAAGCAAGTCATAAGCAGATTGACGCTCTGCTTGCTTTTCTCTTGCAAGAGTTTCGGATGCAATTTGTGCTTCAGTTTTTAATCCTGAGGGCGGTATATTGCTGGTTAAAGATCCAGATGCTTGATTCTTTGCAGCAGTTGCTGCATTGATAGCAGCTCCAATAGCAGCGCCTGTCTTACCTGCAATGGCAGCCTTGTATTCAGCATCTGTTAAGTCTCTAGTTGGATCGTATGAATCACCGTATTTACCAGTTACTGGGTTAACTCCACCACGTGCTGCAAGATAAGCCTCTGGTGTTATGCCCTGCGATGCTGCATTTGCAGTAATGACCCTTTGAGTACCAGAAGATAACTGCGATAAGTTAGTTACAAAATTGTCGGCCATTGTTACCCCTGGAATCCAAAGTCACGCAACACTTGTAGCGCTGCATTTGAAACATCATTTCTAGCCTGCTCTGTGTACTGCCAGCGATTGTCCTGACGCAGAGCCTTTTTAAAGTCATACAAGTTCATATCGCCCTTGTCTGTAATAGCGCTACGAAGTAATGGGTCATTAAGGTCAATCTGGTCTGGGTCACCAATCTCTAGTACATTAGCCATTGCTGTACGGTATGGCTGGAATACTTGAGACAAGTTATACCCCTGTGCGAGTAAGTCACGCACATACTGTGGCTGACCTTGTGCTGCCAACTTACGTGCATCTGCTGCTACTCGGTTAATGTCAATGTTGCCAGAGGCAATACCAGCGAGTACCTGATCTACGTTAGCACCACCCGGAAGGATGTCTGCTATTTGGAATCCGTTATCACGGGCTGCTTTAACAAGAGTATTGTAGTTAGTAAGTGCTTCTCCAGAGTAGCCTTCTGTTACTTTACCGCCAATCATTCCTGCTACAGACTTAATAGATGATGCTAAGAAGTCATCAATGTAGGTTGTATCAGATTCCTTATTGGTTATGTAAAGATTCTCAGCTGCTTGACGTAGCGCAGTTGGGTCATTTGCTGCAGCAGAACCAATCTCTACAGCACGCTTCTTAAGGGAGCGTACAATCTTTTCAATATCCTGCTCGTACTGGGTAGTGCCGGTTGCCTGACCTGCATCCTGTAAATCACGATAGTTGTAATACTGGACAAAGCGTTCTTTGATTCCTGCAGAGTTCTTCTTATACCAGTTATCGTTACGGATACGACGAATAAACTCTTCATCTGTCATACCACTTTTAGGGTTTACATACTCCTCAAAGATAGCCTTAAGGCTTGGTACGTTCTTAAATAGAGTTTCTGATATGCCGTACTTTTCCGCAACACTGGTTGCACCAGCTGCTTTTTTAGAACCAAGTTCTTCTTCTGTTACGTAGCCAGCAGGTACGCCACCAGTGGTAAATGTAGACTCAAAAACAGTAGTATCCAATGGTGGAGGTGTCACTGTCTTACCTTTGTTTTCAGCGCCTGTGCTAACCTGACCCCCAGTGGCACCAGTGGTTTTGGGAGGTTTTACAATTTCACCAGGCTTAACATCTTTAGTAACTTTTGCAGTAGTTTTTACTGGAGTTTCTGCAGGAGTTTCTGCTGTAGTTGTAGGTGATTTAATCTCTTGAGCAAGAATCTTTTTTCCAGTTTTAGTTTCAGGTTCTGACTTCTTACCGTAGTATAAATCAATGGCATCCATACGTGCTTCGTTGTATGTCTTTTTTAGGCTAGCGTACTTTTTTGAAATATCTTTAATTTCATTTTCTTCAATAACGCTTAACTTATCGCCCTTAGCAATTTTGCGTGCATAAAAATCTAACTTAAATTCGTACTCGTCAATTTGTGGCTTAAGGGATGTGGCGTAATTGTCATATATGTCACCCATAGCAGTTGCTTCTGCCTGAGACATTTCATTTCTACGCTTTTCATCAAAAAACTTTTTGGCCTTAGAAGCCTCTTGTTCCTGCTTCTCAGCTTCGGAGATGCGATCCTCAAGAGACTGAGCATATTGTTTACGCTCTGATACGGCTCCTTTAGTTCCTTGCACTTTTTCGCCAGGTAGGTAGAATTTACCACCTTTAACAAAGCCAGCAACTGTACCATTCTTGTTAAATACTACGTCAACAAAACCTAAAGGTATGTTTTTATCGGCACCAAAGTTAAAGACTTGAGATATGTACGTATTACTTGGACGCTCTGCCATTACTGTAGTCCTCCAAGTTCTTTAAGCATTAACTGGTTGGCAACTTCTGCGCGAGTTTTTTCTGCGGCACCGGTCTGTTCAACACGTTTTGTAAGTAGTTGTTCTTCGTTAACCCCACCTGTTTGAATAAGGTTTCCAGAAGCATCGTACTTTTGCACGATTGGATTAAGTTGCTCTTGACGGCGCAGGTACTTCTTTTCTTCCGCCATTTCTTTTGCGGTTGCCTTATACCCTGTTTTAGCTTGATATATTCTGTTAATAAGCGCTTCAATATCACTATCATTAGCAATATAGGTTTGAGTTCTAGTCCCTGCTTTACCTTCTCCACCGACTCCACCTAAGTCAATTTGTTCTGAAAGGAACTCGTCGCGTCCTACAGGACGGATAGCAGATATAGAAAGGCGTGCATCTTCGGCAGCATCTAAGGCCTTCTGGAACTTAGGTGTGTACTTGTCTGTAATTGCACCCTTGTAGTATCCAGCAGCTTTGAGAAGTTTTGCATAACCGGTGATAAGTGCAGGACTCTTTGCAAGAGCCTTCTTAAACTCTGTATATTCGGTGAGAGAAGTTGCTGTAGGAGTACCTTGGTCTGTTACTTCGGAGGCTTTAGTTTCCTTACCCCTACCTCTAATAGTTCCAGCCATTTAGTCTCCTAGCAATCTACCAAAGAGCACGTTGTAAGCACTCTGTGTGTTCTCGTTATATGCTGCAAGTTCTCGCATCTTTATAATTGTTTCTTCCTTATTCATATTTGAAAGGAATCTACTACCACCAAATGTATCAAACTGATCCTTGGTTTCCTTGTAAGCTTTGTATAGAGATAACATCTCCTTAAGTTTGCCAGCAACCTTTGGGGAAGCAGCAAAAGCAGACTTCTCAGATAACATCTTCTCAAGGTCATTAAGGGCCTTCATACGCTCAATAGCCTTCTTGCCACCCTGTGCTAGTTCTTCTTGAACTAGTGGACGACCTGCCTTAAAAATAGTAGCCCAATCGTTAAACTCTTTACGTAGCCGTGAACGCTCAAAGTCAGTGCCAACAGCCTCAAGGTTTGTCTCGTATTCGTTCTTCTTCTCGTAGTAAACCTGCATATCTGCTGCAGTTTGTACCTCACGCAAGAAGTCATCCACACGCTTGTTCTGACGTAGACCCATATCGGTCATAGTCTTGTAGGCATCCCAAGAATAGCCGCCCTTGTGAGGGATTAGGAATGCTGCAGCCTGTGGGTAATCCTTAAATAGTTTCTCGTTTGTATCTACGAAATCACCAGATTCCTGTGCATACCGGAAATACGCAACAGTTGAACGGTCTGATTCTGAGATAGTAAATGGAATTTGGTCCGGGTAGCGCTTAGCCCACTCAGCCATTGCTGTATCGTAATCACCATACTTATCAAGTAGTCCGTACCAAACCTGCTTAAATGAAGCTTGTCCGTTATCGCGTACCCAGTCTGCCATCTCTGACTTGAGCATTACCTGTGGTGAGGCAGGTGCTGTAAATCCATATACGACACGTAGTCCCAAGATGCTCATTGTTGTATTCTTCAACTTTAAGCGATATGCCTCTAGTTCAGCTGCGCTGAATGGTACAGGATTACCTTGCTTATCAAACTTCTGTTCTAGCCCGTTACCTGATGCTTCAAGATAAGTCATAGCCTTACGCATTGCTGACGCGTACTGGCCATCACGCTCATCTTTATTCATAGCAGCGTAGATACGGTTAATGTGTGCTGGCAAGAAAGCTGAAACCATTGGTTGGTCTTCTGCATACTTACCCAAAAGTGTAGTTGTAATACGGTCTGCTACACCTGGATTAAAGATATTAACTAGGTTTGCTGCAACCTTTACCGAAAACCCTGATAATGGACCAGCAAGTGTAGGTATTGCAGACTCTGGGTTGAGAGAAGGTGTAATCATCTTCAACTTAGCGCCAAACTCTACAGGGAATGGCACCTTAAACTCTGCAGGTACACCTAGCGCTGCCATTGCAGTCTGTACTGCTCGGTAAACATACTGTGTTCCTGGGTATAAGAAGTATGGCTCACCTTGATCGTCGTATTGGACCCAACCTGAGTGGGTAATACCTTCGTATGTAAGGCTTGCCTTGACGATTGATTCTGGGTTGTAGCGTACAACGCGGTAAACGCGACGATAGAAGTCTTCAGTAGCACGATAAAAGCGTGCAAAGTTACGAACACCAAATGCTAACTGCGTTTGCACTGCAGGATTATCTACATAAGCAAGAATCTGCAGACGTGCTCGGTCTTCTACAATCTCCGCTAACTTGTAACGTGCGTTTTCAGTAGCACGTTCTAGCGCTTTAGGTTCAGTAATACCTTTTGTATGCGCTGCAATAAAGGCATCTTCAAAGCCACTCTTCTTAAACTGCTTACGTAGCTTAATCATTTCAGCAAGAACCATAGGTTCGCGTGATAGGCGTGCGTTAGCGTTACCTAACCAGTCCCATCCCCACTCCATAAAGGAACTAGCGTAGTTTTCGCTATCAGAGATAGGTACTAACTGTGGTCCAACAATGTATGTTGGTACATCTGCTATATCTTTTGGTAAATCGTCTAAGCCAAGTTTACCTGTAATACGCCATTCGCCTGCAGTCTCATCAAATGCACGCACTTTGCTCAACAAATCTTGGTTAATCTTGCCATCTTGCTTAACAAACAACTGCTTTGCTGCATTATAGACGCGCTGTGCGTGTTCATCAACGCTAATACCGCGCTCTTCCATACGGAAAGCTGCTACTAACTTAGCATTTTTTGGATCTTGCAACCACGCAGAAATCTTTGCTACCGCTTCTTTTGCTTCTTCAGCATCATCTGAAAGGTTTGCTACCGCAATACGACCTAACTTATCGTTAGAGTAATAACCAATACGCATAATCCAAGCAATTTGTGATGCTTCATCTGCAATAGGAGCCATTGGCTTATAGCCACCTGCACCTCTACCAAGTGCAACGCGACCTTTTTCTATATCGTACGATAATTCTGCTGTACGAACTTTGTTTTTACGGGTAAAGTTAATAGTACGGGTATAGGAATCAAGCCCGGTAAATGCGTTCTTACCACCTTCAACGACATCCATAAGGGCATTGTCTAGGTCACCGTATAGAATCTGCTCTGCTAAAGCAGCGCGATCATCGTCTGTAAACTTACCGAGTCCAGCCTTCTCATAGAAGCGAGTTAACTTACCTTCATTCAAAGCACGTGCAGTAATCTCACGGATTTTCTTAACATCTCCGTCAGCTGCTTCAATCTCTGCTCCGTATCGTTTTGCTTCTTTACGATTGACAAAGCGCATAACTCCACCAAGTGGGTTAGCAGATATTTCATCAAAACCAGTTAGGCCCTTTTCCATTTGACGTGCTGTACGCAAACGGGTAGAAAGCATACGTCCTTTAACAAGACCAAATGGAGATTCACCGATTGCAAGGTGGACCATTAGGTCTTCTGTTGCGTTACGGATGGCATAACGTGGACCAGCAAGAGTCAAGAATGACCAGGCTGTGGTCATCTTTTCTACCCAACCAGAATGTGCAAGACCAAATAATCTTTGTATAAGGCCAGAACGCGCAGCTGCTCGGTCAATATCACGAACACTGAGTGTTGTTACATAATCAGAAAGGTCAGATAGAATAAGACCAACCTGCTCGCCGTCTGGTAGTGCAGCAGGGTTGTATCCGGTTTTTGGATCTGTAGCTGCAAAAACTTTATTAGGACCAAGACGCATTGGGTCTGAAATGACCTTGCCTTCTTTTGTTACGTTAAGACCACGAATGTCTGCAATAGTTGACTGCAGGCCATAGAAGATTTCTTTCTTACGGCCAACTTCTGCATTATCAAAAGCCTGAGCAATAAGTTTAGAATCGTTCTTTGGCAAGATTAAACGTGCATAACGATATACCTTTTCAGCACCGTCTGCAGAAGTTACATCAAAGAGGCTATCTTCAAAGAAAGGAACTAAACTAAACTTAGCCTTGAATCTATCAATTCTATACTGAATTTGCTCCATAGAAAAACGTGCTGTTTTCTTGGCATTTGCTTTTGCCTTAACATTTGTGACGATAGTTTCTTTGCCGTCAATAATTGCTTGCGCTATGCCATCATCGGTTGCAGCACCAGCAAAATAAAGGTCGTCAATAAAGCGTGGAGCAATTTTGTCCATATTAAATATACGGTTAGCAGTAGTGACTACGTTTACGCGTGCTTGGCGAAGTGCGTCCATACGTGGAATCATTACGCGCTTGCGACCAATTTGGCCCTTCATCATTTCTGCTACTTGGTCAGCGTTTTGGAAGAAAGCCTTTGCCGTAAGAGCATCCGTAACTGGTACATCAATATCAATGAATGACTTGATAACTGGGTCACCAAACTCTGGTGCTAGTACATTAAGACGTCTCTTAATATTGACTGCTTCTTGTGTAGCACCTTCGTTAATAGCCTTCTTGTAGTTAGCAAGCTCTGCGCCGTACTGATTCCAAAAGTCTTGAACTTGTGGACGTGCAAATACTTCGTCTACTTTACCGCCACCAATTACCACATCAAGTGCGTAATTTGAGATATCAACTGCACGCTTTGCTTTACCAGCAATAAGTAGTGGATCTGCTAATACTCGGTATGCTGCATCGAATGCACCTGATACCGCACGATAAAAGAAGCCTGAACCCTCTACCTCTTCTGGAGTAATAAGGTTAGCAATCTGACGACCAGGTGAGTACTTAGCAGCCTGAGTAGCATCAAGCGCATCTTGGAATAAATCATCTTTATTCTGTGCAGCAAGTGCTGCAATGTTGCGTTCTTCAATAGTACCTGAAGATGCAATATCTGATAACTTTTCACCAGCTGCAACACGCATTGCTACATTTACGCGATCTACACCAAACTTAGACTTGGCTCTTTCGATACGACCTGTATTGAATACCTTGTCGCCTTTGTCATTGGCTTCTGTCCAAGCAAATCCAAGTTCACCGCGTTCTGCAATAGGAATAACTGCAGCACGATAAGCACGAGTTGTTAGGTCTGAAACTTCCTGTAAACCCTGAAGCAAAGCACCGCCTGTATAGTGCCAAGCGCTACCCCACCAACCACGCTGTGGCTTAGTAGCAGGATCTTCTTCTCCGGCTACGCGCTTAAGCGCTGCCTGCTGTTCAGGTGTCTTAGAAGCGTACGCTTGTTGAGCAGTTCGTGTCGGAAGGTTTGATAATTCTCTGTGTACAGAAAGAGTTTTTTGCAATGCTTCCATTGCTTTTCTTTCATCTGGACTTAAACCTGCAGCAGCTGCGGCTGCTTTTAGATTATCAGCCACCTAGTCACCTCGCGCTACTGCTTCTGAATACAAGATAGCAATAGAGCCGTCTGTATCAAAAGGTAGAAGTTTTGCTAGAGTATCAGAAGTCTTCATTACTGCTTTTTTCATACCAAGGATAGATGAACCTTCTCCTGGTCCTGCATCTGTGCCGACCATAACATCTTCTGTTGGGCGCATACTTTCTGCGAACAATCCAACTGGTCTGGAAACTGCTGCTTCACGTACCTCTGCTGCTGGAGTAGGTCGTGTATCTGGAGTAGTAGCAAGAGGAATTGCAGACTTAATAGCCTTTGTCTCTTTGCCTTCTCCGTATGATGTTGAACCCATATCGAGTTTATCTGTACGAGTTGAATACTGCCCTGGACCTGAAGGACCTGCTAATGGGTTCATTGGCGCAGTTGTCATTTGTCCTCCTCTAAAGTCTCTAGGTCTTGTGTCATTTTCTCCCACGCGAAGTTCTCTTCTGTCTTGCGATTAGCGTGGTAAATACTTAATTCATATAACGCTTCAAAAAATCCTGTGATTGCCTGCATTAAGTTAAATGCAAATTCTGCAAATACAACTACGAAGTGAGAACGGCGCACGGGAGGACGTACTCTGTTGTCTTCTATCATCCCGTACGCCTTTCTACTTATTAAGCCTTCTTGCCTTTGCGAGCTGTTCCGGCATAACCGAAGTCAACTTTACCGCCCTTAACTGATCCTGCCTTAGTGTCAACCTTGATTGGTTGTACTGGGGCTGGAGCGTGTGATCCCTTGTTCATATTTGCACCTCCTTCGGTTACGCTGCGCCGGTAATTCCGGCTAGTAGTGTGGCTATATCTGGAGTTTGACCAGTAGCAGGGGCCGAACCACTTTGTACTTGTGGAGGTTGCTGCGAGGCAGGAGCGGGGGCCACACCTGCTACTGGAAGTTCGGGTGCCATCTCTGGCTGTGGTTCAGGTGTAAATACCTTCTCCACGATTGATTCGAGTGCTAATCCTTTTTGACGACCCTTGATAACCTCTGCGATACGAGAGACAATCTGTGAAGGGTCTTGCCCCTGCGCTGCAAGAGCAGGTATCGCCTGTGCATACTGGGCAACAGAAACACGAAGAGCATCGCGCATTTCTTCAATATCAACACGCTGTTCCTCCTGTGTGACGTTGAGGTCCATTGGAATCTCACGGCGTACATAGTCGCGGGAAACCAACTTGTCGGAACGCATCTGCAAGAGTGCAATGATTGCACGTGATGGGTCCATACCAGACATAATTCCGTAACGTACTTCTACACCGTACTCGCCACGAATGTCGCGTCCTGGTGTGTACTTCAATACGTAAGGCGTTCCATCTTCTGAACCCTTGATTGTCTTCTGTACGTTAGTAAATAGCTTTTCGTCTACTTCAAAGCATAACCCAATAAGATCGCCGAACATTCTAGCGAACTGGGCTTGTGCGGATTTAATTTGAGTATCAAAGCCAGCCTGCAGCTCTTGGACCCCACGACCAGTAATAACACTCGCGTTGAGGTTTCCGGATCGTGACTCAGGGTAACGAGCGCCAAGCCGTAGTTCACGTTCGAGTACTCCTGATTCTGTAAATACTCCTGGTGGAAGTTCTAGGCCTACGCGACGGATGTTCTGTGGCTGAGCAGAACGCATAATTGAATCTGGACCAAGAGCAAGTTCCTGCACATCCTGTGGGATAGCAATAGGTGCTTGGATAGATTTTTCTGCTGCTTGAATCTGCAAGATTGCAAAGCGAGCGCGTGCGAGCTGTACTGCCAAAACATCATCAAACTGACCACGTGCTTGACCATCAAGAGATGGACGCATTGATACGCGTACAAGGCACTTACCTACTGGGTTTGGTGTGCGTACAAGAGTTAAGTTCTGACGCTCTGGTAAGTAGATAAGGTCTTGCTCGTCGTCGTGGTAACGGACCATAGTGATATATGGGTTACCAGGCTGATAGTTATTCTTTTTGTAGATCTGTTCTGCGAACTCTGGGTACTTAGCGGCAAGAGTTTCTGTATCGGTATTGAGAACCTGAGTTAAAGAAACTACGCGACCAAAGCGGTCTATCTCTGGGTAGCAACCCCAAGGGTTGAGCAGGCGCATACGTGGATTGTTAGAGTCGTAGTCCATCTCGACCATACCAATCATCATTCCGTATGTGTTGTACCAGTCGGCACCTTCATACATCTGAAGCTGTAACTCTGATACGCCAACATAGAAGTTAGCGATACGAGTTCTAGTATCAGCAGCCTTACGCGCTGAATCGGAAACCATATTAGATGCAGAGCAGTTAAAGGATGGCAGTGGTGCCATTGCTTCTGCCAAGTCACGGGCTGCAACGTCAATGAAGTTAGCAACGAGTGGCTTTGGGTAATCATCGGAGAACATCGAAGGATAGACCTTTGATAGATCTCCTTGACGCACCGAAAGGACGTCACGCATACGTTGGTCGCGTGCTGCAAACTTGGTCTGCAAGCGACCTAACTTCGCGTTAACTTCTTTTGGTGTTAGCACTGGGGTTCCTTAATTTGCTGTGTTTGGATAAACGCCGGTTCTTTTTGTGGCTTTCGCTTTTTCTTTTTGGTTCTTGATAAATGCCTTTTCAGAAGCAGTCAATGGCTTCTTAGTCGTCTTTGGCTTAGGCTTAGGTGTATTCATTGCTGGCATTATTTACCTGATTTCTTTTTATCTTTTTTCTTATCACCAGTAAATGTGGTGAGCTTGATTGCCGAGCCAAGGCCTGCAGTTGCTGCAGCGCCTTTAATCATTCCCTTTTTCTCTGCCTTTTTAATTTCTTTTGCTCTTGCTGCAGCATCAGCTGCTTTCTTTGCAGCACGATACTTCTGGCCTTTTTCTAGCGCATCCATATCTTTAATCTTGTAAGAGTCTGCTGCTTTGTTTTGCTTCTTTACAGAGCGCTTAGTATCTTTGTCAAGTTCGCTACTACGTGTAGAAACGCTAACGCGTCCACGTGAGCCTCCACCTGAACCGCCGCGTGAGCCGCCACCGACTCCCATTTCACCACGATTTGAAATCGCCATCATATCTCCTTAGACGAACAGTTTGTTCTGGTTAGCAAGCATCTCGTCTATATTGACGACTACTCGTTTGCGCTTTTCTGCGCTAGTTAAAAATGGATTCTTCAAATGGTGGGTGGCGTACTGGCCGTAGTTGAGCATCTCTCTTGCTCTAATCTCACAGAACCAGAGTGCCATCACCATATCTGTCTTACCCTTAGTGGTAGGTGTCCACGTAATCAACTGCTCGATAAGAGCCTTGACGTTTTCAGTCTGGTCACTAGGTAGATGTATTAAGTTATCTCGGTGGTGCTTACCGTCGTGTTGCTTGGTACCGAAGAGGGTAGCCATAGATGCAACACCGAATCCTGAGTCCCACTTATTAGAACCAGTATGGTGTTCCTTGAGGAGAACGCCGCGAGATGCTAAAAATTGTTTAATGCCTTCATCCTGAGTTAAAAAAGCCTGAAAAGCGTTCTTCTCAATAATCCACTCACTGGGCGAGTAGAGCGAAGTCCAGTTCAAGATAATGTCGCGGATCTGTTGCGGTGAGGGGCGTGTGACCTTAAGCGCATCTACAATGTAGCGCTTAGAGGTGGAACGGTCTACGGCATAACAGATAGCTGCAGTATCTCCAACGATGGCCGGGTCCATACCGCAGATAATAGAAAAGCCACTTAAATCTTTTGGATGGCCCGGATGTCCTGGCTCAAGTCGGCCAGACTTACGCATTCCATCAATCGAACCCTTGACACATACTGGGTCAAAGGCTGCGTTCTCAGAGACATCTTGTTGCTGGTAGACCAGCGCCCACGTTGAGGCATCCATAGCCTGACGTTCGTTGTAGAGGTTACGACCAGACCAGCGAGGATATAGACCCTCTTCGTTCTTATCGGATTCTTCTTGCCCGTCAAATGGTGCATCCGAGTACGGCCAGAGGGTAACCCACTTATCGGGATCCTCGTGCGCTTCTAAAAGGGCTGGCATCGCTAGATACTTCCAAGGTACTAGGCCACCTGGGTATCTATCTTCTTGACGTAACTCGCGGTATAAATCTACTGAGGCAACACGCGTTCCAATAACTACCAGTTTACCAGTAGGGTTCAAACGAGAACGCACGTCCTGGGTTAGCCAGCGAATCTGCTTCTCAAACTCATTAGCGTTCTTTAAGGTGACCGCGTCATCGACAATAATCATATCGGCACGCTTACCGTAAATCTGACCGCCGATACCGACGGCTTCGATATTTGGATCCTTTTCAGATGACTCACGGAGTTCATCACCAAAGGTCACACGGGTTGCCTGCCAAGATGCAGACTTAGAGTTAAACCCTACGCCAGCAGCGTATGCCGCTTGAAGGTCTTGATACATCGGGTGAGTCAGTCTTTGCTTGATGGCGTAGAGAAAGTCAGCAGCTAATTGCTGTGTCTGGGAAACTATCAGAACTCTAAAGTTCGGATTCTGGGCGACCTTCCACGTTACGTAGTCCACCGTGATTGTGATGGACTTGGCGTGGTTTGGCGGAATGTTAATCAGTACGCGGTTAGAGGCAAGGCCCGGCTCGAACTTCATACTAGGATGTAGCCAAGAAGGTTCACGGCCTTCAATCACATCTACTAGATTCTGCTGGTGCGGAAAGGTCCGGCTGTGTAGGAAGCGCTGACGGAACTCGGCGAAATCTATATCGTGGACATCCCCTGAGGCAAAGGCTTTATCCTTCAGGCCGAGACGGGTACGATCTACCTTATCTGCAAAAACCTTATCGGTGCGACGATAATACTCGTACGTCTTAAGACTCTTACCAGCTGAGCCGCAAGCGGCCTCAATGGTCATACCTTCTGCGACGCAGCCGAGGATAATCCTCTTGGCTATATCGGCGCTATTTTCTGCCATCTGCTTCTCGTCTCATTTCTTCCACGAGAATCGCTGCTGCGATCTTGCGCCGTGCTTCTTTCAGAAATTCCTGGTCTGCCTTGCGGCGGGACGCCGTGTAGTGCTTCTTGTACTTACGGTCTACCTGGTAAACAAACATACTGGAGTCCTTCCCTAAAAAGCGCCGTGAGGCCTTTTTATTTTTATACTAGGTTGGGAAGTGTCCTAATACTGGTACCTTACAAAATCTTAAAATATGAGATTCAATACTGGATAGACCTATCCCATATTTAAGCACCGCAGCGGGAGCAAGCTCCCGAACAAGCCACAGCGCAGTGAGGGGTAAGTCTCGCTTCGGCCTAGGGGCCTACGCGAAGGGTTCCACCCGTAGCGTAACGGGTCGCAAAGCCAATCTTCCCCGCTTTGCTCCCCTACTATATATAAGGCGCTAACGGAGGTCCATTTAGCGGTTTTAGAATGTGACGTTCATCACTGTTACTAAAAGCGCAGGTCAGAGGCTAGATCACGGCTTTCACTTTAGCAAATATTTTTTGTTGGGGAGTACAGGGACCGCCCGCCCGAAAATTAAACATCTGGGGTCAGTCTCAGTTGGTGAGACGGCAAGGGGGCGGGGGTGGTTAGACAGTTGGGGCGGTTATGTCTACCTTGTTGAAAAGTATGCAGGGGCGGACTATCCCCACGGCACCCCTATCTCTTCCTAACTCTTCATTAAGTAACCGCTATCCGCTAAGCCCTAGCCCGTTAAGTAATCGCCTAACCGGTGCAGCTCTCCACCGGTGCAGCTGCTAAGAGATAGCCATAGGCCACCGGCTAACCGCTGCAGCTACCGGCCACCGGCTACCCGATAGCCGATAGGTCACAATTCCACGATCGAAAAATTACCCTCTAAATGGGGTAGACGCACCTATAAATTCTGCTATCGTTATCCTGTGGCCACCACCTAACACGGCTACAGAAAAGAGATAGAAAAGTGAAAGAGATAGTTGAAAAAATAAATGCAGAATATCAGCGCAGCTATTGGGCTTACGAAAAGCTAGAGCGCGCTACTTTTGATAGCGACTATAAAGAAAATTTTGACGATACTGTTAACCGTTTATACGAGCAAGGTTATAGTGAGGCTTTAGCTATGGTGCAGCGACTACTAGAAAGTCTATGTGTTATCTGCTATAAGAATGCAGATAACGCACTATACGGCTACTGTAACGCTTGCTATTACGGCACTACTAAGGAGACTAACTAATGACTACACTAACTAAGAAAGCTGCAGCAGAATTAGAGCGCAGCGAGAGCATAGAAAGATTACGTAACCTTTTCGCCGGAGATGATAAGCCGGTTATTTATACAGTATTGCGCTACGTTAGCTCTTCCGGTATGTCGCGGGATATCTCTCTAGTTTATATTAAGAATGGAGAGCCTTACCACATTAATTACAGCGCAGCGAAAGCGACGGGAGATAGGCTAGTCTCTCGCAACGGTAGCGACGCGATACGTGTGCACGGGTGCGGAATGGATATGGGCTTTCACCTTGTCTATAACCTTTCTAGCGTGCTCTTTCACGGCGAAGAGAGAGCCGGCTATAAGCTCTCGCACCGGTGGCTCTAATGAGCGAGAACGTAGACCTACGCCACGCCTACACGGTGCGCCTAAACGCTCTAGGCCGTGGCTCTATTGAATATATACCCGCGCCAAAAGAAGAGAGTGAAGATAATGAGTGAGCTGCTCTATTTAGTGAGCGTGCTGCTAGCGATAGCAGCTTACGCGGTGGCCGGCGTGCTCTTATGGGTAGCGGTGGAGGCTATATGGTGGCTAATCGCTAAGCTCACCGGGAAAGAGTACTAGCTGCGGTCTATCGGTCACCGCTTACGCGGTGGCCGGTAGTCTGCCACTAGGCAGATTTAACCTATGAAAGAGGGAGAATGTGAACACGATCGAAAGAGAGACAGTGAAAGAGAGCGCTAACGCGGTAAATTATGTGGAGAGTGAGGGCGAGAGCTTGCTCACTCTACTAGAGGGCGTTAGCACGCACGCGTCTAAGGATAAGAGCCTACCTACCCTTAACGCGGTGCAGCTTGAGAGTGAAGGCGGGGCGCTCACCGCACGCGCTACGGATAGATACCGTCTAATAGAGGGCACGCTACACGCGCTAGACGGGCGTTTAGACGTGTCTCTAATATCGCTAGACGATATTAAGAGAATTATTACTCTATGCAAGGCGCATAAGGCTAACCGCGTGCAGCTATCGCGTATCGGTGACACTCTCACCGCTAGCTCATTAGGCGACTCTTTAACGGTAACACTATTAGGCGGTAACTATCCACCCGTAGAGCAGCTACTTAGCGATAGCGAAAAAGAGCCGGTAGCGGTAGACGGTATGGCCTTTAACCCCGCCTTTATGGCCGATTACGGGAAGATAGCGGGCAAGGGTGCAGGGATCAAGGTCTACTTTCACGGCGAGATTAAGCCTATGCGCGTGAGAATAACCGGCCATAAAGTAACGTGGCGGGCGCTGCTTATGCCTATGAAATTTAGAGACTAGGTGCGAGACTATCGCTCACCGGTTAGGCGGTGAGCGGTGGCCGGTACCTAGCCGGATAAGAGAGAGGAAGAGGATATGGATACAGTTATGAGCGCAGAAGATTTAGTGCTTACGCTATCGGGAGAGCACCTAGTAACCCCGGCTTTAATCGTAGAGACGATTAAGGATAACGCGGGCCTATGGGCTACGGTTAAGAGCTATGGCAACGGTAACGCTACCTATGAGAGAGTGAGCGAGAGCCTAGCCAACTATCTTTAGGCGCGTACTATCGCGCTCTCTCACATATAGGGGAGAGTGTGGTAGTCTGCACCTAACTGTTAGGGCAGACCTACCCGTAGACGCGGGTGAGGGAGAGAGAAAGAGGGCAAGTAGTGAAAGATTATTGCGATGATTGCGGGCAAGTAGAGTGGTTATGTATATGCGAGAGGGAGGGAAAGTAATGGAGTACGACTATAACGTGGAATTCGTAGGCAACTACTGGGTACTCACCACGAAAGTATCGGTAGAGCTAGACGATACCGTAGGCAATATGAGCGAAGAGGCTAGGGATAAAGCAGAAGAGCTAGCAAGGGAATCTATCACCGGTGAGCTAGGAATAGATCCACTTAATTTTGCACATTCTTGCCTAGTCACGCTAGTACTAGACGGAGAGGAGCATCACCTATGAGCGAGCCAACGAAAGAATATCTATTCGCTAAAGCTGCTCTATGCAGCGACCTAGCACGCAAGCAGCTAGAGAAGCAGGAAATAGCGGAAGCGCTCCGGAATATGAAGAGAGCGAACCGAGCTATGGCACGGATCTTTAACCTAGATGAGAGTGAGGGAGAGTAAATGAGTATGACTGACGGATATACGGAACACCCCTGCGTACATTGTGGGATAGATGAACTGGTCTACAATCAAGCCATAGGTGACTGGCATTGCCAAGCCTGCGGGGAATGGGAGCAAGGTGAATGAGTAACGTAATCAGTTTCCACCCACGCAAGTCACCGTTAATTCTGCTATATGAGGTGGTGGACGAGGACGGCAACGCTGAATGGGGAGGAGAACGCCCGGAGGAGGCGCTGAAGTGGATAGCTAATTCACCAACCGCAGCTCGTATCCTTGTATCGGGGTGGGATAGTGACGAGGAAGATGCTCACCTAGTAGGCCAACCGCTAGACGTAACCGAGCTAGTAAGGGAGGCTAGTAGATGATCTGCGAAGAGTGTGAGAAAGAGGGTGAGAGCCTTTACTGCCCGGAGTGCATCACCTTTACAGGAACGGCCTGTGGGGAGTGTGGATATTGCTCGGAGTGCGAGCGCGAATATAAATACCTAAGCCTAGTAGATTCAAGGGGGAGATGATGCTGTACTGGATAGGGCTAGGGCTAGTGCTACTGCTAGGCTACGCTCTTATACGTTTGGAGGAGAAACTTAATGACTGATGACGTAGCAAGAAGGATAGCCACCGCCAACAATATGGCGGTGCGTCAGCGTAACTACAGACGAGCGCGGGATCGCGCTCTAGCAAGGTTGGCTAATGCCCACCCTGATGACTATAAGGAATTACTAGAGCAGGAGAGGGCAAATGATGAGCGTATGGGTAAAAGGTGGCTTGATATCGCTGGTAACACTATTGCTAGCACTATGGATACACGAGCCAGTACTACCACAGCTAGACCACAAGCCGATAATAACGGCGAGGACGAAGGCGACAGGGGAGGAGAAGCGTGAGAACAAGACAATCGCAAGGGAATATAGTCGCGCTCTCGGATATACGAAAAAGCAGACAGAATGCCTTGTCTCCCTATGGACCCGTGAGAGCAGGTTTGACCACCTTGCCAAGAACCAGCGCGGAAGCTCAGCTTATGGAATTGCTCAACTCCTTGGAGAGCGTAGTTCACGACCTGAATTACAAATCCTTCGAGGTATTAAGTACATTAACCACCGCTACAAAGGCGATGCTTGCAGAGCCAAAGCCCATAGCGACCAACGAGGCTGGTACTGATGCCATATAAGAATCCCAAAGACCACCCTCGCACCGAGGAGCAGAAGCAAAGATACAGGGCGAAGGATAGGGAAGCTGCTCGTGCTAAGTATGCTTCTAATCCTAAGAAGCAGAAGAGCGCAACCCTTAAATACAAGTATAAGATTACGCTTGAAGACTATGATCGTATGCTCGAAGAGCAAGGCGGTGGTTGCGCTGTGTGTAGTTCACCTCAACCTGAGGGTAGGGGAAGATTCCACGTAGACCACGACCACTCGTGTTGCCCTACCGAAAAGACCTGCGGTAAATGTATACGAGGTTTACTATGCTCACCCTGTAATATCAAATTGGGAGTGCTAGAGAATAACCTTTGGAAAGAAAAGGCAGAGAAATATCTAGGGAAGTGGAGCGTAACGAAGAGATGGCCTTAAAATTAAAGAACACCGCTATCGAGGCGATTCGTGTAGCGCTCTCGGACACAGCGACAGAAAAGGGTGGTACTGATGTTTAGATACTGGTTAAGACTGGGGATCAGAATGGGTTGGGTAAGCAAGCCTTACTGCGCTACCCACGAAGGCAACTATGAGTATATGACGGAGGAAGAACGCGAAGAATGGGATGATGGTGGCGACCCCTGCCACGTTGCAATATCTGTGTTACAATAAGCAAGCCCTCCTAACGGAGCTAACCCTCACCGTTACTCTTTCCGGTGGGGGTTAGTGCTTTCTAAAGTAATTGATTTATACTGTCAAGTCTAATTGTTTTTCGGGAGTGTCGCCGTTCAGGCTTACACCAAATGTGGTAGTGGTTGAAAAGTGCATTTGATATACTACTCCCAGAGCTACAAAATATGTAGCAGATTGGATATTGAAATGATCAAAGAGGCAAAGCAATACCCAGTAACAGTAGAGCTACCACTTAAGTTCTGGTTAGACCATAAGAATCGTGATTGCTCACCATCATCTATTGAATTGAAGCGCAATAAAATCTACGTCACTGTTCAGCTTGATGAAGAGGCTTGGTCTGATATATACAGCGATGCAGAATTCTATGCCACCTACTTTAATAACAGTCGTAGAACTGAAGATGAACAGATGATGGTAGACCTTGAAGCCAGTGCCAAATCCACGCTCAAAAGATTGGACGCTGTTACAGCTTTCTAATCCAAACTTGTTGATTCTTAACAAGCAATTCGTACTGCCCTTCGTGGCGAAGGAGGAAGAGATCAATGCCAGGCTTAGCGCGTAAGTGCATAGGAAGATTACTGCCCCACTCGTAATCATCAAAGGCTAGTATGCCACCAGACTTTAGCAGTGGCCAAGACAGCTCAGCATCTATGAGTACACCAGCAGTTGTATGGTCTGCGTCTATGTAGATGAAGTCATACTCTTTAATATAATTATATGAAGTTAGGAATGTGAAGGTATCTATCTGCTTCCAAAGAATTTTATTATATGGCTTTACTTTATTTCTATATGTAGCAAAGACGTCATCAAAGTCCATCTCTTCGTGAGCAAGTTCCTTGCTACCTTTCCAAGTATCAACATCCATCAAGATACAGTTACTACCAGTGAATATGTTCTCTATAATCCACACGCTAGCATCGCCAGTGTATGCACCTAATTGCAAGAAGCACAAATCATTTTTACCTACAAACTCTTGCAGTAGTGCATCAAAGTTATACTGCGCCGCTTGAGCAAACCAGTTCGGGTACTTATCCGCCGTTGACATAGAACCCGTCACCCTTGAATGTGATACCGCCTACTGCCCACACGCGAGTCATAGACTCGTGGCAGTCAACGCATACTGGTAGTACCTCTGTGTCATACATACTGCGTTCAACAGTGTAACTGTTCTTGCACTTAGTACACTCATAGTCATAGGTCATAACTTCACCGCATCTTCCACATCTAAATACCCTACTATCTTATCAACCTTGGTGGTGTTCTCAAACTCTGTAGTCGCTGGCATTGGGTGGACAAACCATTCAGGCTCGTCTATCTCTGTAAGATCAAAGGAGTAGATGCCAAGCGGTGTGCTATTGATATAGAAGGGCAGAAGGTCGCGGTGGTATGCCTGCGTGATGAGCTTGCGATACTTCATCTGCTCTATAAGTAGCGTAGAATAATGGGTTTGGCGACACTTCAACTCGATGAAGTGACCGGCCTTTGCGCTAGTACAATCGAAGGCATCATAGATACCAGGCGCACGCTCTAAATCTGGGTAGAGATTGAGCTTAAGAAAGTCAAAGAGTATTAACTCGTTCACTTGTACGGACTGGTTCCACCGAGTAGATTATTTAGGTGTCGCATTGCACTGTTACATCTGCGGTCTGCAGTAGTGAAGTGACAACCCAAGGCTACGCCTATCTGTGCAAGGGTAAGGTTCTCGTGGTAGCGCAACGTAAGTATGCGCTGATCCTCTTCTTCTAGTTCAACGTAGGCCTTCTTAATATCAATCAGTGTAGCAAGCAGGTTGCCACCTTCTGCTGGGCTTGATGAACCCTTAGGCATACCATCTTGAATCATCTCTTGTGCTTGCTCTAGCACTGTGCCATCTAGTACTGATGCAATAACAAAGGGAAGCAACTGCGCCAGCGTTGCGCTCTCGTAGTATGCCTCGTCCCCCAACTGGTAGCCAGACTTGTGAGCCTTCTCCTTGCGACAGTAGCGTTCAGCTGCACGCTTCATCTGCCACGCTATCTTCTGCTCGTTATGTCTGCGCTTGTCTGTATCCTCTTCACCTAACTGCTCGTTGATATAGACAGCACGAGTCATAGCCCAGTGCAAACACTCTTGCTTGACGTCATCACGCTCAACAAACTTCCTGTAATTCTTATACACATTGCTAGCAACGCTAGGCACTATGTCATAAACAGATGGGTGTAGTTCAGTCACAGTTACTTTCCGGAACTTCTGGCCATACTCCATCGAGTACCATCATTGCAATAGCCGAGTAGTTAAGTAGGTCTAAATATGAATCACGCAACGACTCATTACTAGGCTTAACGCCTGAGTCTAATAGGTTATTGATGCGAGCAATCTTGTCCCACATACGCACACGTAGACCATTGAGTGGTCCACCTGGTGAGTGCGCTATATTCTTCGGGCCGTAGTCGTGATGCTTACGGATAAGCAAGTTGCCAGCTGTATCCATAATACGCCAGACGTCTGCAACAAATGCCTCATCTACCTTGTCGGTATAGGGCGCACTACTAAAGTCTCTGTCTCCATATTGATCTCTAGGATTTGAAAGCCCATAGTATGCAAAATCTGTATCATCTGTTGCCATTCGCTCTTATCCAATCTGCTCACCTACTAGCAGAGTCTTTGTTGCTTCCGCACCGAAGGCTAAGTAGTAGTCATTGATGTCCATATTAGGTGGTAATGATATAATAGTTCCGTTTAATACCTCTTGTTGGACACGCTTAGAGAACTCAGCTCCAGGGTTGGTGCCATCTTCCTTCACGTCATTGTCTCCAACAATGTATACAGTGTCATAACCATTAAGTAACTTAGCAAAGTGTGGCTTCCAAGCCTGTACTCCAGGTACACCTACTGCTGGGATACCAAGCACACCTGAGACTATGACTGTATCCAACTCACCTTCGCAGACAACGATATGTTTACTTAAGATTGTAGTGTCAGTGACGTTATATAGATGCGCCTTCTGCCCAGTAGGTGAGCCATACTTAGGCTTGCCATCATCTAACCTACGAAACTTAAAGCCTACGCAGTGACCAAGGGCAGTGATGTATGGAATAGATATCCACCCATCGTGGAGTTCGTGGCCATTCATAGGATCGGTAACAGTACCGAGCATATAAAGAGCAGCTACCTCTTCAGATATCCCACGTTCTGAGAGCGCGACGAGAGCCTCCGGACTTATTTGCTGAGCGTATCTGTGCGCCGCTTCCAGCAGCAATTTCGATTGCACGTTTGAGGCCATCGTTAAACTCCAAATTCTCTATGAGGCAAACAATGTTTGCGGCATTGCCTCCCTTACCGCAGGTATGGCAGAAGTACAGGTTGTCATAGGTATTGATGACAGCTGACCTTCTACTATCAGAATGTAGACAGCACCGCACTGATGCTGACTTACCTTCTCGTACTTCTCCTCCGAAGTATCGGATGATTGGTTCTATTGGGATGTCGTTGGCGTCTACTTTTCCTTTGAACTTAGACTTCTTACGTACCCTGGACCAGTCTTGTGCTGGCATACACACCCCTTTATGTCGCACTTATCGTGCCAGTGTGCAGCACGTTTTAGGTGTCCCACACTATTCTCTTCTCCTGCCCTAATGCAGTACGAACAAATCACAGTTGCGCAACTTCCTCTTGGAACTTCTTATAGCGAGCTTTGGTGGCCTCGCGCCACTTAGGGCTGAAGTAATAGACGCTAATATCAAAGAAGATAAGCGACAACTGGAAGCCGCGTTTATGGATGGTAAAGCCTACTGATACTGCTGAGAAGTACCAGTCAATATCAATATCAATTCTGTTCAGTATCGTCAGACTCATCTGCTGTCTCCTCTACTACTTCTTCTACTGGAGCTTCGCTCCAAGTTTCAGTGCTAGTAATTTCACCTTGTGGTGTTGGCATTGTCTTCTCCTTTAACCATTGTTCTAAGTCCTGGACCACCCAAGACTTTTCAAGACCCGCGTTGCGACGCTTAACCACAACATAATGCAATGGCACTTCCCCAATACCACGTGCTTTTGCGTAGTTAAGCGCCTCAACTTGGGCTTCTCTCCAGAACTGCGGAAGGTCTAGCTTCTTGCGGTTCTTGAGTTCGAGGATGTATGTCTGCCCCGCGATTATTACAACCATATCACCCTCATCTTTACTGCCCGCTCTGGTGAGGCGTTCAGCAAAGACACCTTTAATTGTACGAAACAGCTTCAAGATACCAGTCTCAAAGATGGATCCTTTTGCTCTGTCGTATGCGCTAGTCATCTTTACCAGTATCGTAAACAGCGTTGCCGTTCTCATCCAGCTTTACTTTAAGAATCTTCAAATCAATCAATACCATTAGCAGGTTAGTCATATCCTGCTTGAGTTGCTTAATCTCTTTTCTTAAATACTGCATCTCTGTATTGGCCATCACGCTATCTCTCTTCCGTATTCATCTTCAGCAATATAGTCACCAGTATAACCTGCACGTGCATCTCTTGCGAGCATAGCGCCATACGAGTTTCCATCTGTTATCTGACAAGAACCATAGTTCACATACAAGGTGGCATAGTCCTTGCCATCTGCTGCGTGTGGACCAAAGCGGTTCTTCACCGCTGCTACCTTTAACTCACCAGCAGCAGGGTTGTATCCCAGTGTAAGGATTAACGCTGGTAATTGACTAACCTTACCGTGAATAGCACGTCGTGCTGATGGCTCAGTAGGACTGCCGTACTCTGATTGCTCAGATACGTGGTGCAGTACCAGTACGCAGGCTTCAGTCTTGCGTGCCATATCGTGTAACTCCATCATAATTGCACGAAGCCCAGCCCATTCGTTGTCTGTCTCAGCAGCTACATTCATAAGGTTATCTATGATGATCAACTCAGGGGCCAGCCCGTACAACTCTACGTATGCCTTAATCTCCAACTCGATATCATCGAGTGACGGACTAGAATCAAAGACCCACTTGATATGACTTAACTTATCAAAGTGTTTGTCGTAGTAGTGAGAGTCTGCAGATAGATTCTGCTCGACTGTTACTTGATTGTGACCGCTAGTATGCGCTGCTACTCTCATCATTACAGTTGTTGTATCTGTATCAGCTGAGAAGAACAGCGTAGGTCTTTGTGCCTTGACCGCGTATATCAAAGCAAACATAGACTTACCAGCGTTGGGTGCGGCAGCAACCATACAGACTTGTCCCCTTCGGAACTTAATCTGCTTGGCTGCTAACCCACTCCAGGCATCAGGAAGAGGCGTTGCTTTAGTGAGGACAGTACCCCACGCCCGTTGTAGGTCAAGCAACGCTCTCCCCCTTCACGATAATTTTTAATCTTCTTTGGATTGGTATGCGATCTTGTTGTGTTAGACCGCCCCAGATTCCGTGTACTTCGTTATGTATTCCCCACTCTGCACATTCAGCTTTGTGTGGACAGGTATGACAAATAGACTTTGCCATAACCATCTCTACGGTGTTCATCTGACCATCGGCTTTTTCCGGAAACCAAAAGTCACCACCTATTTCAGCGCAGCTTGGGTTCTCGTAGAACCAAGGCTCGCGCATACACTAGCGAACCCAGATAGTCTCGCACTTATCTGGCGCACCCTTAGGTGCTGCACACATATAACCTTGCCAAGGACCCTTGGCTGAAGTACCTGTCTTAAAGGCCATCACTCCGTGCTTACACATTTTGGTAGCAGATGCTGCATCCTGTCCAGTACTGGTTACTGCAACTGGTGTTGCATTGAACTGTGCCTGAATGTTCTGCACTGCAGTAGCAGTAGCGTTACCACCTGATAGTTCAGATGATGTTGACTTAATCAAAGCTGCGACCATTGCTAGGTCAGTAAGACCTGTCTCAAGATCGCGCACATCTGATGCGTAAAGATTGATAAGAGTTCCATCAACCAACTTGTAGTTGATTTGGAACTTTGTGTTTTCGTTTGCAGCCATTTACTTTCCTCCACTTGGTTTGATATTTAGTCTTACTGATTCGTTACCAACAATCTTGGGAACAAACCCTAGAAGTTTCTCAACCTCTTTTGCGTCTACAGTCTCACGACCTTTAACTGTTGTCCAACTGATTTCTACTCCACTTGCAGTAGTTCCGGTAGCACCTTCAAGGCTTGCCTTCAGGGAATCTCGTTCCTTCTCCAGCTCCTTTATCTTGCTGTCTAACTGTAAGTAGTGCAGTGCGTGCCTGTCAACTTCTTCGTCCTCAATCACGACTTCACTAAGGACGATACGTTCTTTCTTTAGACCACCGCAACCCATCTGCTCAGTGGCATCGTAGTACTGGCAATAGTCTTTGCAGAAACTAGCATCCTTCTCAGGTGGTGGCAACTCTTTAGAGTTCTTGACATTCTCTAGCCACGATAAAGCAGCCAGCGCCATCGTCTCATCGTAAGGTTCTGTATGTACCTTGACATCCTTCTCAGCACCATCACGTGCGATTGCTACCAGGTTAACTGTCTTAACTTCATAGCCATTCTTAGATAGCAAGTAACCATAAATCTGTACCTGCCAACGCTGTTGGTTGGACGGAAAGTATGAAAGGTTC